CTTGTGTTTGGATATAGAATTTCTTCATCAGTAGGTAGCTTCAGCAGTGGTTTGGAAGCTATCTTCTAAAGCTCCCATCACTTGCTGCCTTACAGAGAAAGCATTTGTAGCTTCAGTGATATTAATATCCCTTACAGTCATTAGTTTTGTAGTGGTGTTGGTTGTAGTGACAGCAGGAGTTTCCTCTTTCTTAGATTCTAGTAAAGATGCAGCCCCTATCAAACCTACAGAGGCTGTTGTGCCTAGCATTGGAAGGTTATTAGTAAATCCAGACAAGGCATACAAGAGAGATGCTAAGTAGTCCCCATTAAGAAAGGCATTTAAGGCAAACAAACCACTAATTGCAGATCCAAGTAGGGGTATTAATCTAGCAACACCTGTGAAAGATCCAAATGATGCTTTAATAGAGTGTTTGATAAAATTACTTATCTTAAACTTTGAGAAAAAGTCTATAACAGGCTTCATAAACCCGCTAGTCGCTACCTTTCCTACTACCTTACTTCCTATAACTACTCCCTCAGGAGCAAGTTTAGTAGCTACCTTTTCAGCTACAGGAGCTACTGCTGGGGCTGCTTTAGTAACTGAAGGGATTATCCCTTTCAACCACTTAAAGGCATCTACAATATATCTTATCTTATTAGAGATGTATGAGAATAGAGACCTGACCCACTTAAACTTAGAAGCTACAAACAGCATAGCTATATTCAAGGACAGGCTAGATATACCTTTGATAAGAGTAGTCAGAAATCCATCGTCTTTATCTATCTTGATGAAATTACTAAAATCTCTAATGGCAGCTAAAAGAAGTTTAAAAGGAAATAGTACAACTTTTATAACCCTTCCTAGTAACCAAAGCTCATCTGTAATCCCCCCAAAGAAGGAATTGCCTAAGAGGAGAGTTAATACGTTATCTAGTGCTGTAAAGAATACCCCCACTATAGGAGTGATAGCAGCAAAAGCTCCTGTCAGTATCTCGAAGGTAGCTCCCATCACCTTACCTATGACTTTGAACATAGGATTAAGGTCTTTGAGAGCATCTGCTAGGTTTCTAAATCCTGCTGAGAATAGGTGACTAGCCTCTCCAAACCCTTCGCTAACTCCAAGAGTTAACTCAGTGCTAGCTCTTCCTTGCTCTGCTCTAACTTTCTTAAGTGCAGCTGCTAAAGCCCCACTCTCTTTTACTGATCTACCTAATTCAGCTGTTAGTGCTTTTACAAAAGCAACAGACTCTAGCTTACCGCTAGATACCAACTCATTCAGCTCATTGGTTTGCATACCAACAGCTTTAGCAGCTATCTGGAATGCTCCGGGAATCTGCTCACCAAGCTGCCTACGCAGCTCTTCCATACTAACAACGCCCTTAGAGAGCATCTGCTGTATGGCTAGGAATGTTAAATTAGTTCTCTGTGGGTTTAATCCAAAAGCTGTAGTAGCTTCTGAGATGCCTGTGAAGAGACTTCTAGTCTCTTCGCTACTCATGCTAGCGCCTCTAGCAGCAGCACCTAACTTAGCATACCCCATAGCACTTTCTTTTAAGTTTAACCCAAGTTCTCTGGACTTCTGGATAACAAAGTCCATATCTTTAGCAGCTTGTGTAGAGTCCCCAGACGCTGCTAGCATGATGGCGTTGATAGACTCCATATCTCTACCAAGAGTAAAGAAGCCTTTAACACCTGCACCAACAGCAAAGATGGAGAGATAGGAGTGAGCTAAGTGCTTTACACTCCTTGTTACACTATTAGCAGCTCTACCTTGTCTCTTTAGTGAGCTGGTGAGCTTATTAACCTTAGAAGCAGCTTTAGAGGAAACTGCTCCTAGCCTCTTCAGCTGTTGAGCTGTATTCTTTATAGCCTCAGGAGTCTTAAGCTGCTTGAAAGCTCCTGTGAGCTTCCCTAGCTCCTTCCTAGCTTCCTTAGCGTCAGCTACTAGTTTATCAAGCTCTTTGTTCTTAGGAGCTGTCTTAGCACCTTTGATAGCATCTCTAACAGCAACTCTCGAGTCTACTGCCTTATAGCGCTTCTCAGTCTTAGATCTAGTAGTGTCTCCAGCCTTCTTCTCAACAGCCTGCTTAGAGGCTTGAACAGACTTTCTAAGACTCTTCTCTGCATTAGTATCTTTTACCTTAGAGAGCTTCTCTGCTAACTCAACACGCTGCTTGTCTAGAGCAACTAAAGTGTTGGCAGACTGGAGTTTACTTCTCTCTGATTTAGCAGCTGCCTCAGACAAGCCTCCTGCCTTACTTAGAGCCTTTATATCACGGTCTACAGCAAGCTTATGTCTTCTGAGAGCTACGTCTTCTGGAGACCTCACTCTCTCTCTGACAGGAGTTCTTTTAGCCTTCTCAGCTACTTCCTTAGGAGAGGCAGTTTTCTTAGGCTTATCTAAGTTAAGCTGGTTCTGCCTAGTGAGTCTCTCAGAGAGATCAAGTCTCTTCTGATCAAGCTCTACAAGCCTAGTCATAGAGTTGATCTTATCCTGCTCTACCTTAGATTGCGCCTTACTTATCCCGCCAACTCTTCTAAGTGTGTTGAGCTTAGTTAGTGTAGCGTTTCTCTGTTTTCTGAGGAGAGTGTCTTCCTTACTCCTAACCTTAGACCTCTCCTCAGAAGACCTCTTAGGTTTGTCTTTAGGAGCAACAGCCTGTTGGCTGTCAGCCTTTCTAGTCTTGCTACCTAACTTCTTTATCTTAGCTTCTAATGCGGTGATCTTATCTTCAGCGCTCTTAGTATTAGCGCCTACTTTTATAGTCCAGTCATCACCCTGCATTTATTCTATCCTTTTTGCTTGCTATCTGCATCTCTATGAGCTGCTGTTTCAAAAGCATCCATAATAGAAGTATGCTCCTCTAACATAACAACCTCAGGGAGAGTCCACTTCCACATCAACTCTTTAACATTCTTGACTGAACAATTCTTTGAAGAGACTACGCTGTAGAAATACATAACCTCCTCAGGGATCGAACAATCTCCCTCAACGAGGGAGACTATCCTTTGCAGCTGAGTACCTTCTACGCTGTCTCCTGCATACGGGTTTTTAAAGCCGAGATGCCTTCCTGAAAGTTGATCCCCTTTGCTTTCAGATAGTCTACGAAAAAACTCCCGAAGTTCTCCTTAAGGGACTCTTCTAGTAAGAGTAGAAGATTACAATAGTTCTTCCTAAAGTGAGTATTGAAGTCCACCTCAACACCGTTGCAAGTAAGTTCACTCATTAAAGCAGAGATAACTTCCTCTACATTCAACTCATCAACCTTGCTTGTAAACAAGAGAGCTAGCTCTGTAAAGAGAGCATCTTCTTCAGGGAGGATAAACTCTTCCTTTTTCTCCCCATCAGCCCACATACCAATCAAAGGAACTACTGCTTTCAAGATCCTTTTAGCTAGACTAACTCCCTGCATAGCAGGGAGCATCTTAAGTCTGTAAACATCACCATTAATCTCTTTAAGCGTATAGCCCTCCTCGACCATAACACTCTCAGCGACTGCACTAATATTATCCATTATTCCTCCTTAACCCCTTCTTAGGTTAACTGACCAACTAGGAAGTCCCCAGCACTCTGAATACCTCCACTGAGGGCATCTCTAGCTGCGCCTTTAATAGAAGCCACGCCTGCATCAATAGCAGATCGTTTAGCTTCAACCAGAGGGTTAGCTCCATCAGTCTCAGTGAGGCCGCTGTAATCAAACCTCTCTACAAACCACACCCAAGCTCGACTAGAACCTGTAGCTGTATTCCCCAGAGACTGCTCTGGAGTTCCTTTCAGATAACAACCCCTGTGGTTGGAGATAATACCTCCAGAGAGATCCTTAATCATAAGGTCTCCTACATAGAGGCCACTCTCCTGCTCCTGAGTAGATACAACACCAGACAATACTTTATTAGCAATACTCTGCTGCTGTAGCGTTACAGTGAATGTCCCTGTGCGGTTGGGGAGCTTAGAGGTGGATAAGAAGCCATCAGCTCCCACCTCCTCATCAGTAAGATCCTCATTACGCATAGCAGTGAGGAAGGAGTCTGGAGTGAGACCATCAAGGTGAAAACCACTCCAAAATAGTTGTACGTCTCGGCTGGAATATACTGGTAACGATGCCATCTAATAGTTCCTTATACGTCTAAAGAGAGAGAGCCAGTGATGGCTACAGTGTGGATTGCACCAGCAAGGAATGCTTCAAAACTGGCTACCAGCTTGCGATTTGTCTTATCTGCAGCACT